TCTTCAATCTCTGATACTACTATCTCTTGACTAGACAATAACAGCACTTTGATCACTTTTGTTTCTTCCATTAATTTTCTCCTCGTAAAGTTTGACTAATTGTTCTTGTGGTTTGACGATAGTGACTATCCAATCCGCTGAACATGGAATTTGTTTTCTCTGAGCTGCAAAAGGAACCCAAGGAAAAAATGTGATAGATATCTTTGAATTATATTTAAGAGATGTTTCACTCTCTTGTAATACTTCAGGCTCTTGTTCTGGACTAAAATTTAATCTTAAAGGATCATCAAAAAAATATCCTACAATCTCATTTCCAGATTTAATTTCTTTCACATCTGCTATCAACTCTTCACCAGATTTAAGAAGGACTAAATTTACAGACATACAATTTACTCTTTGTTTACATTATAAAAGACCACTCAACAAAAGTCAAGTGGTCTTATCTCTATAAAAATTTATTTATAGGTAATCTTTACGAGTGTGATGATCTGGAACTACTTTACCCAACTTGACGGTAAGGAGTCCATCTTCCAATGACACATCCCTGACTTCATAATCGTCTGCAAGTGTCCAGGCTCTGTTGAAAGATCTTTGAGCCAATCCTTGATGGAAGTACTCGGATCCCTCCTCTTTATCCTTTTTCTTTCCTTCAACGAATAATTTTCCGTATTCAGTATAGACATGGACTTCCTCCTTTTTGAATCCAGCAAGTGCGATCTCTAAACGAGACTCAGAGTTATTTACCTGTATTAGATTGTAAGGTGGATAGTTTGTTATGGTCTCAGTAAAAAACTTATCGAAATAAGTATCCATACCGATACTGTTTTTTGTGATGCGATCCATTAAATCTCCTAGATCTGCAGCACGATACCTTTGTAAGTTCATAGTTCTCCTTAAGTAAGCGAGTGTAAATTTTTGTCCCCGAAGGCGACACTACTAATTATAACAGCAGACAAAAAAATAAGGGGTGGTGAACCCCCTAACAACACTTCGGTTTCCTCCCTAGTCTAGCAGTACTCTACAGTGGCTGACGCAAGTTTTATCTCTTACATCACATTCCGAAATACATTCAAAGTAGTCATCAACAGCATCATTGGAAGATGTCTCACGTTCGACATTCATCCAAGGCCTTAAACTATTGAACGATATAAGATTATGCATAGATTGTTTTGAATTAAACACATAACTATCTATACAAGTTCTTAGGAAAGTAACACTTCTTCATTTAATAGTTCTGGTTTTTGATCCTCATCTTCTTTCAGATTAGCACCATCATACTCACTAATTAATTTTTTACCACTTTTAATAAATTCCTGAGACTTGTCCATCTTAATAACCATTTCAATCCTCCTCTGGTTTTTTTCTTTTACCTATGTTGTATTTAGTTTCTAAATTCCAGTCATTCTTTTCTTTGTAAGAAATAACTTTAATCTGATTCAATGGTGCAATGTCGTTAACTTTATCAGTTGAGACAACGGAAACCAATCCCCAGTCTAAAAGTAACTGGATAATACGATTTCTTCTCTGCACATCATTCACTGTGATATTAGCTCTCTTACCATCTAGTGCAAATAGTTCTTTGAAATGAACGATATAGTATCTGCCTTGTTTATGTAGAATATGGCAAGACTGATATAACTTCTTTTCTTTTCTTGATGCCACACCAATACGAGTCAGTGTTTCTCTTACTTTAAGAAAATCATCTGGTTCATTTAATGTAATCTCAATCATTTGGTCTGGCGACCAACTAATTTGAGGTTCAACAATTTGGTTCATTTTCTACCTCCAGTCTCAAGTCGATCTCGAATAAACGAGAATTGTTCTCTAGTCAAAATGTTTAAAACCTGTTTTGCCTTTTCATTACTATAACCATAGTATTGTTTGACAAGTTCGAGGTTTTCAATTTGTTCTTTACGAAGCCAAGGAGAGTATCTCTTCCTTTTCCTGAGACTATTTAGAAAAAAGTCATATTGTAACTTCTTTGCTAGATTAGGATGTTTGTTCATTTCATTCGCAAACATGACCGCATCTATGTGTCCAGATAGACATCTATTAATAATATAAGATGGATACTTCTTTTCTAAATCAATATCCTCATCAATCAAATTATTTTTATTTGTGTTGATTGAGTTTAACCATTCTTTAAGTTCCATTTTTTTCTTCTCACAATGATTTGATCATTTTCATAATCAGGTATAAATTCTATAGGGTCATCATTATCCCAACAAAGTTCACCATATAAAGAATTTAGAATAGACATATCATCCCAAAGATCGTTTGGTTTAGTCATGTTTCTCGCTCCAGTCTTTGAAATTAGTTTGTAAATCTAAAGGTTCGGGATCTGTAATACCCTTCACTTTTTTCCAATTACTATACAGTGCTTGGAGATGCCATGATTGAGATAAACTCTTTGGCCCATGTTCTAGAAGATCAAGTTCCATCTTATTTCTTGTATAAGATTTATACTCCTCTCTCCAGTTTGAATCATCAAAATCTTTCATAATTTATTTTCTGATAATAACAACGTCTCCTTCATCATCATCGTCTTCATCCTGTGCTTTGAAAACTAAAAGTTCTTCGCCAGATTTAACATCAGACATTTCTGGATGCACGTTTCTTCTCTCTTGTTGTCTATTGAAGTCTCTCAAAGTAGAAGTCATCATAGCGTACATATATGCGAAGGTTGCCCCTGCAAGACAAGCAAAACAAAGAAAATATATAAAGACGCTAGTGTCGTTCATCTGAAACCTTGTTGTAGTATCCTTTGTATGGGGACTTGTTTTATTCTATCTATAATGTCAGTTTCTATTTTGTCTAGAATGTTTACATCTAGATGCATGAATGGTGGAATGATACCCAACATTCTTAATAGTCCATCGACAAACAATGCAAGAGTAGTGAATCCAAGAATCATACTAATGACAGTCGCTTCACGATTATGTTTTGCCATCGATTCATTATCGATTCTCCGTGCTTCATCAACTGCTTCCTTAACTGCAGCTTCAAGAAGAACATTGACTTCTTCTTTGGTGTATGCATACTTACGAATTTTTTCTTCACTAAGACTTCTCTCTCTAGGATAGTCTGTGATAGGAAATTCTTGTAGGATTGTTTTGATCATAGTAGTTACCTTATGATGTCGATGTGCATATCTTTAGTCCAAACCTCTAATTCTGTTCTGAGAGAACCACTGGACTTAAGACTTTCATATCTTTTAGAGGCCTTGTTCTTCCACCATTTGATGAGGTTCTCTTGATAGAATTTATCAAAGTTGATGGGGTTTTTCTCTAGAATGTCAGTATCTCCTCGAATAACTTCTCTAGAATTAGCAAATCCATAGTCACTGAAGTAGACTCTTTTCTTTTCAGTGAGGTTCTTTGCATTTGCAATTGCAGTCTGGAATTCCGCAGCCTTTTGAGAAGACGAGCTCTTTTTGATGATAGATATCATCTTTTGTTGAGTCTTCAATTTGCGACTCGAAGCGTCCTCTTTGACTAATAGTTTGTTGTTGTTTCTCTCTATAAACCATCTGTTTAATCCCTTAAAGACATCATCATGTAACAAAGGAGTAAAGTCACTCATAGTCAATCCTTTGTATCTCATGTATGGTTTCAATCCATCATATTGAGATGATGACTTCGTTGTGCCATAGAGTGATGTGGTTTCAAACAAACAAATGTCTGAACCATATTTACTATTTAACTGTTCTCTAGCCTCATGAGAACAACACAACAGAGCAAGAAGTTTACCACCAAGATAGTTAAATCCAAATGGTTGAGTGGGAACAATAATAAATCCCATGATTGAGTGTCGATTAAATCTTGACAACTCAGGTGGTCTACCTAACCAGTCATTACGAGGTTTGCAGTTAATAGTAGGAGAACCAAAACGAATAAATCCAACAATACTTTTTGTATTTGTTTCCATGACAATCCACTTGAGTGACTTGCCTGGAATTGAACTTTCGATTGAATGAGATGTTGTTATCTGTAGTCTCTCATTAAAATATTCATTTGTGAAACTGCCAACATTTCCAGCAGCATAGACTTTAAAGTCCATGTCATTTGGGTGCATATCAAAAGCATCAAACATATCTTCTTCAGGCCCACAGCCAGGAAGATATGTCGGCATCTTTGACATACGATCTAATTTTACATTACGAAGATATTCATCAATACGACCCATATTTGAGAAATAATCGATGAATTGATCTGCTGCATATGCAGCGTCACTTTCACTTAGATTCATCTTATAATCATAGGGTTATCATAATAATCTTGTCTGGGTGTAGGTCTCATAAGACGTTTTTGTATCATAATACTAATAGTCTTATCGAACCACGCATCTAAGGATTTTGACATTGAACGGTATCCAGTGCCAACATAGATTTGTCCTGCCATCACGGCGAAGGTGCATGCACCCCAAAAAATGTAATATGCGTTTGATTTCACTTGATGTTTTAGTTTTGAAAATTTAGTCATCGTGGTCATCCCAAGGATCTGTTAGGTTTTTATTTGCAAAGAAACCTTTGTATATGCCATATGCGGCCAACAAAACAGTAATCACTGCAATCGATATACCAAAAGTATAATCAGGATTGAATGTAAAGTGTGGTATAAGTGTGTCAGTACACTTTGCAATTTTATCTGGATCACTCCAAGTGCCAGGCAAAGTATAAACTGGCGGACATGCTAAAAAAATCATAATTAGTTTTCAATCTTATGATAAACTTCTACATAAGATTCACATTTAGGACAAGTAAGGTTTGTAACTATATCATACTCCATACCTTCGTCTTCGTCAATGTCATGGTCTCCACCCCAGATAAGTTTTGTGTTACAATGCCAACAATTCATTTTAAATAATTTAAGAAGGATAGGATTACTAGGAGTGTTAAACAAATTTGGTTATACTTCATTTAAATTCACACTCCAACATTATTTCTGTAAGTGCAGCAAGGAGATTAATTTCTTGATCTGCAACAAAGGCGATTTGATATTGATATCTAGCAATGATAAGAACTGCGGCAGGGATACTGGCATTCTTAAGAGAACCATATAGAGAGTCGTATATGCGACGTAAAAGTATAGCAGGGTCATTGTCTAAATTATCTACACACCACTTACGAACAGCGGGAAAGTTTTTTTCCTTGAGATTCTTTGTAAGGTCATTGATTGATACATCAGAGAATGTTGCTAGAATACCTGTATCTATTTTACCACTTGCAGAGTATCTTTGGCATTCATTTAAAACTCTTCTCCAATCAGGAAAGTGTTTGTTGATAAGTTCTACAATTACTTTCTTATCGTACTCAACTCTTTGTTCATCAAGAATATAGTTAAGTCTCTTGAAGAACTCAACTGCAATCTCTTGTTTCTCTTTACCTTTGATTGAGAAATCTACGACTGCACATCTTGAATGTAATGGTTCAATTATTTTATTCTTATAGTTGCAAGTAAATATAAATCTACAATTACCATAGAACTCTTCGATGTTTGCACGAAGTAAAAGTTGAACATCATGAGTTGTATTGTCTGCCTCATCAATGATGATCACTTTATGTTTTGCACCACCCATCAAAGAAATTGTACGTATATT